TTTTCTCAAACCAAGGACCATGCCGCTTAGGTTACATTGAGAATCAAGGTCAACCATTAAAACTTTCTTGCCCTTACTGGCAATACTCCATCCCAGATTAAAGGTAGTGGTAGTTTTACTAACTCCCCCTTTGTGATTAAAAAAACAAATAGACTTAGGCAAAGTCACATCTCCAGAAGAACGCGGTGTAGACATAATAAGATCCTTGATTATATCACTAAACAATCTATTTTTCAGATAATGCTTCTTTTACTTTTCATCAACATCTAAGATTTTGAATTTGCGAAACATTCGACTATATTAGGAGTTTTGTGTGATATTCACCCATAAAAAATAATCACTCTCTATGAGTTCGAATCCGTCCTTTCATGTATTTCTCATACAACTCGTCCAGCTCTTTGAGGCGGATAGAGAAGATACGTAACATATTTTGCTGTTCTTCTTCTGGCAGTTGGCGATATAGCTCTAATAGACGCTGTTCATTGGGTTTTAATCCATCTGTTTCACTAACTTCTTCACCAAGTAGCCATGCAACAGAAATTCCAACTGCATCGGCTAAGGCCAAGGCAGACTTTTTACTGATCACACCTTTTTTGAACCAGCCGTTTACCGCCTGGGGTGTAACTCCGGCTATGCGTGCCATGTCTGCTTTGGTGATACCGCGATCAGCGATCTCTGTAAGCCGCTCTACCAAAGCGAGGTTGGGTTCTTCTTTTCTCATAGGGCCATTGTAAATATTTGATTTATACATGCAATAAACCTTATATTTGCATTATTTGTAAATCTGTGGTTTACTTTTGGGGTAAACACCCAGGAGAAGCATATGTCTGCACTTGATAAAGCAATTAAAGCTGCTGGTTCTGCCAGAAAACTCAGTCACGCGCTTGGAGTAACAAGTATGTCTGTGAGTCATTGGAAAAATCGTGATCACGGAATGGTCCCACCAAACTACATTTTCCCAATATTCAAGATGACAGGAGTCACGCCACACGAACTGCGTCCTGATCTCTACCCAAACCCAACAGATGGATTACCAAGCCAAGAGGCATCAGCCAAACAACCATAGAGGATATTTACCCATGGAGAACGCAATTGCACGAAAGTTAGACCCACCAGAAATCAACCCGATTGAGATAGAGAGTGTCCTGCTCAACCGGCTTGCATCGGTAGGTCAGAAATCTTACGCCGAGCATATGGGTATCAGCGAGTCGACAGTCAGCAGGCGTAAAGCTGAGGGATATTTCTGCAACATGGCGAAAGAGCTGGCTTTTCTTGGGATTCAGGCCGCGCCACCGGAAGCGGTACTGGTATCCAGAAACTATCTCACAGCCGTAGAGATTCTCGCTGATGCCGGGCTAAAGGCTGAACGAGCCAGGCCGGATGCGCTGGGGTGGGACTGAAAATGGCAGCAACCAAAAAGGCGAAAGCCGCGGTGCGCGAACACCAACGGCTTTCTGGTGCAAAAACGGTAGGTAATTGCGGAGATGAGTATGTCAAATACCGCTGAAATATACAAATTCCCTGCGCCGGTACCGACGCAACAGGAGTGCCGTATGGCTGATCTGGAAAATGGCTATTTACGTTTAGCTAATCAGATCCAGGACGCCTTGTGTATCGTTGAACTATCGGGGCGTGAGTTCCGTGTTTTGAATGCGATTATCCGGCTGACGTATGGCTGGTCGAAAAAATCAGATCGTATTGCCAACAGCCTCATTGCAGATAAGACAACACTGAAGGTAAAGCACGTATCCGAAGCGGTGCTGAGTCTTGCCTATCGTAACATCATTATCCTGCGCCGTATTGGTCAAACAAGATACATAGGGATTAACACAAACCTGGATAAATGGGCTTATTCCAAGCCACATTGCTCAAAATGTCCGGTGTCTTTTCCTGATGATGAAATTGCCACATGGATTATTTCTGTACCCGAAACCAGGGATAGTTATCCCCGAAAAGGGGAAAGGGCATCCCCGAAAACGGGGATAGTTATCCCTGAAAACAGGGATAGCGTTTTACCCCATTCAGCCATCCCTGAAAACGGGGATAGTTATCCCCGAAAAGAGGGAAGGGCATCCCCGAAAACGGGGATAGTTATCCCTGAAAACAGGGATAGCGTTTTACCCCATTCAGCCATCCCTGAAAACGGGGATAGTTATCCCCGAAAAGAGGGAAGGGCATCCCCGAAAACAGGGAACACCAAAGACATTATTCCAAAGACAAATATAAAAGATCTAACCCCCTTTAATCCCCCTAAGGGAAAAGTGAAGTTTGATCCGTCGAGTATTCCTGTTCCCGAATGGCTGAATGCTGCGTCGTGGAACGAATGGGTCACCTACCGCCAGCAATCCGGAAAGCCCATAAAAACCGAACTGACGGTAACAAAAGCCTTCAGGCTTCTGAAGGAGTGCCTGGATGAAGGCCACGATCCGGTAAACGTCATCAACACAAGCATTGCCAACGGCTACCAGGGCTTATTCAAACCGAAGTTCGCTCTCAACGACCGAAGAACTGGCAGAGATGTGAACCGCATTTCTGCCCCAGACAAAACTATTCCTACCGGATTCAGGGGGTAACGATGAAAAACGTAATCGGTACTGGCAGTGCGCTTGATCGCCTGAAAAGAATTATCCCAGCCAGTGTGCAGCCGAAATTCTCGACTGCTGATGAGTGGCGGGCATGGCAGGAAGCCGAAGGGCGTAAACGCAGTGAAGAGCTTGACAGGATGAATCAGAAATCCCGCACCGAGAAGATTTTCGGGCGATCTGGCATTCAGGATCTCCATCGTAGCTGTACGTTTGCCAACTACGAAGTAAGCGGGGAGGGGCAGCGAAAAGCGTACACGATGGCAAAAAGTTATGCCCAGAACTTCGGTAGCGGATTTGCGAGCTTTGTGTTCAGCGGTGGTCCGGGAACCGGGAAAAACCATCTTGCGGCGGCAATCGGAAATCATCTGCTGGCCGGCGGCCATAGCGTTCTGGTGGTAACCATTCCTGACCTGATGCTCAGGGTTCGTGAGTGCTACGACGGTGGGCAATCAGAAGCGTCCCTGCTTGATGACCTTTGCAAAGTTGACCTGCTGGTACTGGATGAAGTCGGTATTCAGCGCGGGAGCAGTGGTGAGAAGGTCATTCTCAATCAGGTTATCGATCGCCGTCTCTCATCGATGCGACCTGTTGGCGTTCTGACGAATCTTAACCACGAGGGGCTGTTGGATTCACTGGGCGCGAGGGTTATCGATCGCCTGCAGATGGACGGAGGGATGTGGGTGAATTTTGACTGGGGAAGCTACCGGAAAAACGTTAGCCACCTCCGGATCGTGAAATAAGGGGTTAAAAATGGCCCGACCTAAAACACACAGAGAACGGATGATTATTCTTGAGCGGATTATCGGTCTGGTGAAAGAGCAGGGGCGCATCACGACGAACGACGTCGTTGCGATGTTCGGCGTGCACCGAACCACGGCGGAGAAATATCTGCAGATCGCGTTAGTGCGCGGAGGTTTCATCCGCCACGGGCGGTGCGGCGTTTTTCGTGACCAGCGGGCAGTAATTGACTATGACCTGAAGCGTTATAACTGCAACAAGACAACCGGATTTTCAGCGCTACTGGCACTGGAGAAAAGCCCGGTAATGCAGGTTTATGGAGCATCCAAAATGAGCATCAACAAGGGGGGAGCCCAATGAGCAACATCGACAAACGTGCGCTTCGTGAAGTGGCGGAGAAGGCTACGCCGGGGAATTGGCACCGCGCGTCATCACGGTTCAATGGCATCACGGTAACGCCGTTTTCTCTTTGCGATGAAGAGGTGATGTTGGCCCATGCTGTCGAGAAACGTGACGCTGAGTTTATCGCCGCCGCTAATCCCGCCACCATGCTGGCGCTGCTGGATGAGAATCTTCAGCTCCAACGGGAAAAAGACGCAATAGAGGCCGTGGCACTTGCGCTGCGTGATGATATGCGACAGGCGCGGGAGCAACTGGAAGCAGGATGGAAGCAGAACGCTACGGACGTTCAAATCAAGGCCAGACTTTGCCGGGAGAGCAATAGCCTGCATGACAGGCTGCGTGAAGCAGAGAAGCGCATAGCAGAACTGGAGGCGCGGGAGGTCAGCGTTTCTGAGATTCGCAAGAATAAATTCATCGAGAAAACTGAGGATGAACTTGATGGAGACCACTACACTATCTGTAAAAATGGATGAGTAGTGATTATAGCTGTAAAGGTACGTCAGCGCTGATTATGTTTGTCTACGAAGGTGAAAATATAAGGTTGACCATGATACAGTTGGATCTGGTCTGGGTCTGCATCCATTGTATTATCATTGATAACTAACCCGGGAAAATCATGTGGTTTGTTCAGCTCCTTTACCATGTCAGACATAACAGGATACTCTGTGAAATCAGCGCTCGCCTCGTATCCTTCGCTAATCACATCCAGCCTTTCGAAAAAAGCTTCCTCATTATCTTCATGCCGTGTCGCCGTTTGGCGAAGGGCATTAAGATTGCGCGTCCTAAGATGAGCTACACGATCCGGGGAAGCATACCCGGTGAACTCAGGGATTGACCATCCCAATTCTTGTGCTATACGGCGTGCCAGAATTTCAGTGGGTCCTGGCTCAATATTACCATCTTCTAATGGATCGCCGGCTCCAGTAACATGATGAATGATCTCGTGAATTAGCCCTTCCTGCCATGAGGGCATCTCACACGAGTCAGTGTCTGGCGCCGCACTAAAACTGATATAGGCTTCCTCGTGTTCATCTTTTCTCGCCTCGCAAATAGGTAAAATTGGCTCTTGACCAGCCTCGTATTCATACAATTCGCTATGCGTCAGTAAGTGAATAGAATCAACCCCGACGGGGGAATCTTCGTTGATCTCGTATTCGTTTCTGTATGTGATGCAGCCAAGTTGCACTTCCTTATTATGGATGCCATAGATTACGGCATCACGAAAGGTCTGTGATCGGCTTAAGGCATCAAGTACAGTGTTACCGATCATATTGGCCGTGTGCTGATCGATGAGCCTGCTACGACTACTGTGGACAGCGTAAATGACACTTTGGTAGAGGTTGCTTAAATCTGCGGCGGAAAACGGTATTCGCTTACCTGTCTCCAAAACGTAATCCGCATAGGCATTCTTTGAAGGATGAGGAACAACGGCAGCAGAATATTCTTTCTGTGGAGCAAAGTTTAAACAAGGCGTAGAAGATGAAATTTTCATATTAAAACTCTATATGGTTTTGTACATTTCAGTTTTGCCATCTTATTCATAGTGTTGATATGGCGTAAAAAGAGCCATGGTTATTTCTACCATACCTTCGGTGTGAATATCACAACTCAGAAACTCGAGTACGCTGCGACGGGTTTTCCCGCCTGAAATCTGATATGAAACAACACGCTAGCTTTTGCAAAAAGTGCTATTCATGTCTTGAATATTCTTTCTAACAGGTATACTGTGTTTATATACAGTAGTTAAGTGTAGAGGGAATTATGAGAATTGAGCTTGTTATCAGCCGGACAAAACAGCTTCCGGAAGGGGCAGTTCCTGCACTGGAAAAAGAATTAATTACCCGTCTCCAGAATCAGTATGAAAACTGCAACTTAACCATCCGTCGAGGCAGTCAGGATGGTCTGAGTATCGTCGGTGCTGCTGATGGCGATAAAAAACGTATACAGAGCATTCTGCAGGAAACGTGGGAAAGCGCTGACGACTGGTTTTATTAACATTGCGCTTAATACTGGCGCGCATTTTTCAGCATACCGCAATTTGCGTATCCCTTTGATGCTGCTGCCGACAATTTTTAACCGCGTCTGTACATCGCCTGAAGGGAGAACAAAAATTGAGTAATTCAGCTTTGCAAAAATCAGAAGATAGCTGGTATGACATTGTAAGAAGATCTGATGGCTGCGTGGTGTTTAGCTTTCCATCATCAGGCAGGCATCTTATCTATCGTGTAAATGGCATGGTATCTATGCGTCCTTTGCTGGATGATGAAGAAGTTTTTACTCCCAACGGTTTTATGCATTTTATTCGTCGTCTCGGCTACCGGGTAACACCACCTTCTGATAATATGAAATCAACGGCCTGAACAACCGTTAACCTTCTGCGCCACGGAGAATACCATGGCGCACGAATTACAACTCATCAAGCAGTCATCTGGAATTCTGATCCCCGCAACGCCGGAGACCAGTGATATTCTGCAATCAAAAATCAAACTCGGCGCCGTGCTGGTGGCTGAGTTCCGTCAGGTGAGGAATCCTGCATTCCATCGCCGCTTTTTCGCGTTGCTTAATCTTGGGTTTGAATACTGGGAACCTACCGGCGGCGCCATTTCTGCCAATGAGCGCAAACTGGTAAACGGTTATGCAAAGTTTCTCGCTGCATATGGCGGGAATGAAAGCGCATTACTGGATGCGGCTGAACAGTATCTGGAACAGATTGCAAACCGCCGGGTAACAAACGGGATTAGCCTGTGTAAATCATTCGATGCCTACCGCGCATGGGTGACGGTTGAGGCTGGTCACTATGACGCCATCCAGTTACCGGACGGCACCCTTCGCAAACATCCCCGCAGCATCGCTTTTTCCAGCATGGATGAGGTCGAATTTCAGCAGTTGTATAAATCCGCGCTTGATGTTCTCTGGCGCTGGATTTTATCACGTACATTCCGTACTCAGCGCGAGGCCGAGAACGCCGCCGCCCAGCTCATGAGCTGGGCGGGGTGATGGCGATGAAATACTCCTGGTTCCATCATCATGACTGCACAACCGAGCAGGCCGACACGCTGATATCGGATTATCAGAAGCGGGGCATAAGGACAGGAAAGAGCCTGAACCCTGACTTCATTACCTGGACTGTCAGCGCGAAATTACCTGAATATGCACACCGGGTGCGGACGCCAAAATCCTTACGCCAAAAGGTCTGGGGGTGAGCATGGCTAAATTACCGCGCCGTAAGTGCGCAAACAAAGAATGCCGCCAGTGGTTTCACCCGATACGCGAGGGGCAGATCGTTTGCTCGTACCAGTGTGCCAGCGCCGTCGGCAAAGAACAAACCAGAAAAGCTCGCGAAGCCGCGCAACGTAAGGCGCAATCCCTTCAGCGCGCCGCTGAGAAAAAAGAACGCGCCGCCTGGCGCCAGCGGAAAGCCGCGGTTAAGCCGCTGAAGCACTGGATTGACTTGACGCAGCGCGCCGTAAATGACATTTGCCGTGAAACCGAACTGGCAGAAGGACTCGGTTGCATCTCCTGTGGAACGAAGACGGCGTTCGCATGGCATGCAGGCCATTACAGGAGTACGGCCGCCGCCGGGCATCTGCGCTTTACTCGCTTCAACATCCATCTTCAGTGTGATGTCTGCAACGTCTACAAATCAGGGAACATCGAAGCATATCGTACCGCGCTGGTTGAGCGTTACGGTGAGGCGGCGGTGCTGGCACTCGAGAACAATAACACCCCGCACCGCTGGACGGTCGAGGAGCTGAAGGAAATCAGGCTCGCGGCTCTGGCGGATCTGCGTGCGCTAAAAAAGCTGGAGGCCGCATGAAACCAGAACTGATCGAGATCCTCCGCATGCGCTGGCAGCGCCTCCGCATATACCGCCGTCCGGGGTCGGTGTTGGTTGACTACCGCATCCTGCGCAATTTTGTTCGTATTTATCAGTTCACAGGATTTACTCAATGAACACTCAATACCTCCAGTATGTACGTGAGCAGCTAATGGTAGCGACAGCCGATTTAAGCGGGGAGACTAAAGGGCAGCTTTTGGCCTGGCTGGAGAACGCGCAATTCGACACGAAAAACTATCCCCGAAAAAAACAGCGTATCTGGGACGAGGAAACAGAAAGCTGGATAACGTTAAATAACCCGCCAATCCCCGGCAAGCAGTCGCTGGCGAAAGGAAGCGCTATCCCGCTGGTGAAGCCTGTGGAATATTCCACTGCCTCATGGCGCCGGGCGGTTCTTTCACTCGATGAACACTACAAGGCGTGGTTGTTGTGGAATTACAGTGAGAATACCTGCTGGGAACACCAGGTCGAAATAACACAGTGGGGCTGGAGTGCGTTTGCGGCGCAACTCGACGGAAAGAAGATGGCCGGTAAAACACAGGAACGACTCCGGGCATTAATCTGGCTGGCGGCACAGGATGTCAAATCTGAATTAGCCGGGCGTGAGGTTTATCAATATAAAGAGTTAGCGGGACTGGTAGGCGTTAGCGAAAAGAACTGGTCAGAAACCTTCACCAGACACTGGCTGACCATGCGCGCGATATTTCTGCGTCTTGATCAGGCGTCTCTTTTGAGTGTATCGGAGTCGCGTTCGGAACAGGTGGCTTTCAACCTATACGCACTTAATTGACACAAACAGTTATCCGGGGCTATATTCCCAGTACGCCAGCAAAATCTGGCGTCGGGATTGGCGTCCCGGAATTTCACCGCGACAGAGACACGCCGCGAGCGTGTTTTTTATTGTCGTTTGTATACGCGCATTTGAATTATGGTGGGGCGTATGGGGGAGCCGAAAGGCTCGCCGGTCGGTGATCCGGTTACGCCAACCCTGTACGTCTCACCACCCAATCCGATTGGCGTCGGCGGTGGTGATAAACAAAACAATCACCGGAGGGCGTCATTATGACCACTCAAATCTCTGTCGAAACTCTTTCCCCGATTACCCATAACCAAATTCCCGTTATTACTACCGAACTTTTGGCGCACTTATACGGCACAAAAATCAAAAACATTTCTGATAACTTTCTGAACAACACCACGCGATTCGTTGTAGGAAAGCATTTTTTTAAAATTGAAAAAAACGAATTACGCGAGTTCAAGAACAGACCCGAAACAATCGGGTTAGTTGGTAAAAATGCCCGTTCCCTAATCCTCTGGACAGAACGCGGCGCTGCCCGCCACGCCAAGATGCTCGAAACAGATCAGGCTTGGGAGGTGTTCGAAAAACTGGAGGATTGCTATTTCAGTCAGACACTACCATCGCCAACACGCCAGGTTCAGCCTGCCGTCGACATGCTTAACATCGACCTTCTGATTAAGATCCGCGATGGTAACGTCAAAGACATTCGGCAGGTTGGTCCAGACATGTTCGTTGGAAAAGTAGAGCAGATATTGAGCGGATTACGCGATAGCGGCTGGATAGTCATTAAAAGGGATTTGCTTGCTGAGAAGCTGGCGACGTGGTGATTGCAAAACTGGATTAAAACGGCTATATTTTATGTAAATCTGATATCGTCGCCATAGCTTCAATCGTCGACCAAACAAATTCAAGCCTCGCCATCGTGCGGGGTTTTCCATTTCTAAGTCTGCCAATCGGTATTTTTTGCGCTATGTACAACGCAATACAACCATAGAGCCTTTCAGAAGTGCGTCATTGGGAATTATCAGTATGACTTTTTTCTGCGATGCTATAGTTAATATGGCATTTGATAATGCTCTCGATACTGAAAACACTGGGTGGGGATACACCCGTTTCGCAGAGACAACTGCATGACCCATGACCAGTGGACTTCACTGGTCAATTTTTTCCGCCATTAGCTCAACTGGAAAGAGCACGGAGCTTCTACCTCTGTGGTTCGGGGTTCGAATCCTCGATGGCGGACCAGAGAAATACTTCATTGATGATTTAGTATTTCTAACGCCAACCTGCAATCCCAATAGCTAAACTCCTCTTAAGAAGAGGAGAGATTAGAATGAAAGAAGGCTTCTACTGGATACAGCACAACGGCAGGGTTCAGGTTGCTTACTACACCCACGGCGTAACCGAGGACCTGGAAACTGGTCAGACTATTATTGGTGTCTGGCATCTGACGCAGGGCGATGACATTTGTCACAACGGAGAGGCTGAGATTCTGGCGGGACCGTTAGAACCTCCAATTTAATACATATTCCATTTGAGGCTGCCATTCGGCGGCCTTTTTTATTTCCCCTCATAACTGAGAGGACCCACACAACCAGAGGGGGATGAATGTCCGATCCGATTTCCGGTACTGGGTTAGCAGGTGGCATCCTGACAGGAGCCAGTGTCTATGGACTGCTGACCTGAACTGGTTACTGTGTTGTAGCATCGTGGGATTTTGCATTTTTTGATGAGTGTCAATTACTAGATTCGTAGGCGATTCTTGGTGGTGATGTGTGACCCATCTCTTTTAAAATGATATTGGTATACTCGACTACCGGGCCTCTTGGATTGTTATCTTCTTTGTCCTGAAGGTGAGTCAACGCGTGTACTACTTCATGAATAAATGAGCGTGTTGTATCAAATGGTTGTGGGCCATCATTACTTTCATAACACTCTGGTATTGAATCATCGTCTGTATCATCCAGGTTGAGGGCAATCACTTTTCTGCCTTCTGAACTCTCCAGGTCTTCATCAGTTACGGTAGTACCAAAGTTTTCTCCGGCTCCCAGCAACCAGCGTTGTTCTACATCATGCAATTCCTGGTCGTAGGCATAATTCATCAGTCTGCGGAATGTCCCGCTTTGAGTGTATGCATCTTCAAGTATGCGTGATAGTACCTCACGGCATTCATCATAGGTATCATCATCAATTTCGATATCAGGGTCCATTCCTCCTGGTCCAGAGATAAGGTATTCAGCAAGACACATTGGTTCCAGCCTGGCTTTATCATCGGTAGCAAGACCATCATGTTGGAGGCGTAATTGCGAAGGATTATCTTGGTGTTCTGGAAGGTCTGGAAATACCTTGCTGTCATGAGGATGGGATAATCCATATATTGACATCATATTATTGATAAATATTGGTTTAATTCCTGCTGGCATGATGAGTTACACATCCTTTTTATTACATGGAATTAACATTCTATAAATAGCATGTTTTTGTCAAACAGAATTCACTCAGCACGCAATCAATTAAGCTAAAAGCTAAATTTGCAGTATTTGTGCCTCACCTCCATTAAAATGTACTCTGCGTGATTTACTTTCAGATCTGCACAC